ATTGTCAAGTTTTGACATCATAGATAATGACTTGTTTACTGTACCAGATTTTGACGATTCTATCATTTCTGTTGGTTCGTCTACACTATCGGCTTTTTCATCTTCTTTAAATAAATAAGACCCTGGAGTAGATGGTGAAGACACCAAATCAAAACAAATTAATTCAAAATCTTCTTGTACTTCGTTATATTCACCATTTTTAGTTAAAGAACCTACACCTCTAGAAGAAATACCTAATGTTACGCCCTGTCTTAATAAATTAGCTGCCATATCACCAACACAAGATATCACACCTTCTTTTAAATAACCTGGGGATGTTAATAATTTAAGTTTACCTACTAGTCTATTTCCGTCCCACCATGTTTCTGTAATTATGTGAGAAGCTCTATCTAAATCTATGAGTGATGATTCTGGGTGATTAAGTTCGGATATAGCACCACCTCTTTTTATGACATCTTGATATCTTTCATTCTCTCTTTTTAAAATTTCTTCTGGGTATATTCTCCCGTTTCTATTTGGTGTGTTGTATTTTTGGAGTATAGCATTCATATATATCTCACCATCAAAGTTATCGTTTGCCATTTCTTTTAGGATACCTTTATTGTCATCTGGTGAAAGGTGCCCATCATGTTCAACCAATATACCATGACCTATTTCTCTTGCTTCTAATACTCTCATAATATTCTTTTTAAATAAATAGTGGTATTAAACAAAAAAATCTTGTATTACTTTTTAGATTTATGGAACTTGAATGTTTGTGAGGTTAGTAGAGTTTTGTTTATAATTTCATTTGTAATATCAGTGATAGATTCGGATATACATGGAACCTTAATATCTTTATGTTTAAGTTCTTTAAGGAATAGAGTTATTTCACACCTAAGAAAACTTCTTTTACCTTTTTTTATACCACTAGCTCTTAGGTCTAAATCAACTATAGTTTTTGATTTAAATGGTGTCTTAACTAGTTTATTATGTACCATGTGTTTTATATCGTTTTTTACTTTTTTAATTGGTCTTTCCCAATTAAGTAACTCTTCTTTTGGTTCTGCCCAAGTAGATAGATTCAGGTAAATCGATTTTAAAGATGATACATCCACTGTACCATATGATGTCTTAAATACATCAGAAATCTTGGTGTTTATTTCTCTTCCTTGTTTTATCATACTTATATTTTTTTTATACTTAAATATAAAAAATAGGTATGTTTAGTTCAAGTCCTCTAGAAGGCTCCTAACCCTAATATAAGATTTTTTGGTGGTATTCAATCCTCTAATTTCATTTTTAACTTCTACTAATTTTGCAGATAAACTATCATCTTTAGATTCTTTTAATAGGTCATTAATTTTATTTAGAGTAATTTCTTTTACAGTAGTAAATTCAGAATTTAAAGTATCTTCAGTCATTAATAATGTATTTTTTAAAATAGTCTGTTCATTTTCAGTTAAAGACCCATTATATTCCTCACCATAATTTTTAGATAAAACATGTGAAAGTATTTTTGGGTTTTTGATTTTACTGGTAGACTTTTTTACTTGTAATGTATTTTCTGTTAAGAAATTTTTAGATTCACTAATTGTTTCCAGATTTATTATAGAATTATTAAATACCACATTGTCTATATTTTCATAAATCTTATTAGTTTTTTTTGTACATAAATCTTTTCTATCTAAAATAATTTTATCAAGGATAGAAGTTACTTTCTTTAATCTATGTTTATTTGTTTTTAAAAAATCTACAGCTTCATTAATGTAGTTTCTTGAATCTTTTTCGTTCTTAAAGTGTTTGTTTTCTATTTCGTTATATAGTGTAAAGAATTCTCTTAGTACTTTAGAGTATTTCATAGCACCCATAATCACAGATAAATTTTTTTTAAATTTATCACTATTAGTAAAAGAATTCTCTAAAATACTATCTATATTATTTTTGTAGTGGCCAAAATTTTTCATAAGTGTCTTTTATAATAAATATACTTAATCCTCCAATAATGAGTTTACTTCGTCATTTATAGTATCAATATTATTTTTTGTTCTATTAACTACCTTTTGTAACTCATCTAAAGATAAGCCTTTTTCTTCCATTAATAGTGGTAATCCTTTTTCTTTTTTAAACCCTTCCGCGGCTGGTACAGGTTCTGTAACTTCATCTCCACCACCTGGTGCTTCGGTTTCTGGACCACCCATATCAAAATCTGCAACATCTTCACTTCCAGCATCTAATCCTGGTTCATCAGCGGCTACATCTTCACCACCTTCTTCTGTTGGTGGTTCACCATATAACTTATCTACCGTGTTAAATAATCCTGTTTTTTTAATAGTTTCTGCAGTTTTTTCTAATTCACCAGATAATGCTTTCTCAAATCTTTGTTGTTGTAAATCCAATTTAATTTCTTCATCACTCATTCCTAATATAAATTTCTTTGCCCAAGTGGCTGAAACAGGTGCTATACCACTACCTGGGTCACCAACAGCATCTTTATATAAAGTTATTTTAGTTTGCCATTGTTCTAATTTTAATAATTCTGCTTGGGTTGACGGGTTGGTTAGTCCTAGGGAGAAATTTTCTAGTTCGTCCTCAAAACCTAACACATATAAGTGGACAATAGCAATTTTATTTAGTTCTTGTATAATAGCTTTTTGAATCTTATTTATAGTTCTTGCAAATCTAATATCTAGTAGAGCTAAATTTTTACCTTCACCGACAACCTCTTCAAACCCTAAGAATGCTTTAGGTATCCTAAGTGACGCTAAAAGTTTTTTCTGAATGTATTCGATGTCAGCAATCTCACTTAAATTTGTTGCTCCAGGTAATGTATCTATTGGGCTTGCTGCCGCTTGGTCTCTTACTGGGATAAAATAGTCCTGGTCAACAGCCATTTGGTTCATTCTTAAATCTACATTTCCGTTTTGTGGGTCAACAATAGGGTCTCTTTTAAATTTGTTAGCTACTTTTTGTATATAAGCTTCTACATCTTTATCATCCATATTACCAACAAAAACTTTAAATACTCTTCTTTCTGGTGCTCTAGAAGTTCTATAAACTAACATAGCATCTTCAGCTAATAATAATTGTTTCCATATTCTTCTACATTTTTCTAACATAGAAGTACCATAAGGTAATCTTCTATCATCACCTAATAACCTAAAGTGTGCTACTTCCCAAGAACTAAGTTTAATATCTTTTTCTCTCCAATTAAACTCTACCTTATGAGAATTAGGGTCGTCATTATTTATTTGATTTAAGGCACTGTGTCCTTCATTTCTCTCCAATTCAATGTTGGGTAGTTGGTTAACACCGATAATTCCTCTTTCAGGGTCAATTTTAAGATAAACAAAATTGTCTCCGTACTTACAGGTGTTACGAATCCACATAGGTAAATTTGTATTAACATCTAATATGTTATTAAATAAATCACCCAAAATAGATTTAATTCTTGTAGATTCTGAATAGATGGCTAACATATATCCCTTTTCTGATGGTGTTGTTGCTTCTTCCGAATATATATCTAAAGCTGCTGATATTTCTGGTGTAAATTCCATTGATTCATAATCATAATATGATGCCAGTCTTGTTGGTTCATAATATACGGATTTAGTATATAATTCATTATCTATTTTTTGCCATTGGTTGGATAGATATAAGGATTGTTGCATTTGCAGTTTTTCCTTTTCGTATTCCGCTTTTGAGTCTGTTTTAAGGATGTCTTTTGGTAACATCTTAAATTTTTGGTACGTTGGTTCCTGTTGTGTCGGTCCCCCCGGTCCAAATAATTTACTTAGTCTTTGATATATTGTTAAGTTATCTGCCATGTTGTTTAATAATATTAATTATTTTATAAATAGTAAATCATTTGTTATCGGACTCTCCCAAATAACCACCCATAATCTTTATACATCTGTTTTGCGTCATTATTTTGATTCCCTGGTTGGCCAAAAATACCCCTATTGGGTGCAGGTCTTCTATGTTCTGGTTCTTCAGTTTCTCCATTTGCACTACCTGAAGTAGTCCAACTCTCCAACATCGCTTTAGTTAAACTATCTGCTTTTTGTAGTTGTGAAAAAGAATTTTCCCCCACATATAAAGCCATTGCTATTGCCATTATTAAATCATCATGTTTACCTTTCATGTGATTTGGTTTTCCGTTTATATAAACAAACGTATGAAGTTCATTTAATAATCTTTTAGACCTTATAGTAAATTTATGTCTTAGTGATTCTTCGAATGCTGCTACAATTTGACTTCTTTTATTATTAAATGCTAGTCCTGGAGTTTTACTTCCGTCATTTGGGTTATATTTCCATTTATCTGCTGTGTTCATACCTTCTACATATAAGTCTTTGTATCCTAGTTCTTGTAATTTTCTAGATGTGGCTACACCCATACCACCTGTAATATCCGTCACAACGTAAGCATTATACATAGTACCCCATTTGTATATAATATCTGCTGCTAAATCTGGTGGTATTTTACCCAAGTATTCTAATACTTGGCACCTATCGTCAAAGTCTATTATTATTATAGAAGTAAAATCTTCTGAGTCACCTCTACTCACATCACAACCCAAAATATATCTATGACCTTCTTTTGGTTTTTCCCAAACCCATAGTTGATTTCCAACAAACATTTCTTCGGGGTCCCTAATATCCTCATTTTTTATTCTCTCTATTGTTTCTACTGGTATTACATTATCACCAGAACCTAAAAATGCACTTTCTAATTCTTGTGAAACCTTTCTTCTGTCATATTTAAGTTTTTTAACCATACTCTCAAACCAAGAAGAACAAGGTTTATACCCATTTCTAACTAAATCATCAAACTTACTTAAATCCTTTTCATGTATAAACTTACTACTATCAAAGTCCTCCATATTTAATAAAAAATGTACAATATCTTTTGTCTTTACCCAATATAAGTCTTTTGTAAATCTAGGGTCATTTTCCCAATGTAGTTCTGATATGTGAAAACTATTTAACCCTTTTATAGATTGTTCGTAAATTTCATAATAAATTTTATCATACCCATTAGGGGTGGATATAACGATTACCTTACCACCAGTAGATAAAGAGGCCATACAAGCAGCCCAAAAATCATCACCAGCTTCTATATAAGCAGCCTCATCAAAAATAAGTGTAGTAGGTGTAAAACCCCTAAGTGCATCTACAGAAGTTGCTACCGCTTTTACTTCACTACCATTATTTAATTTAAAATGTTTTTGGGAATCTTTTTCTTTAGAGAACCCAACATTAATCCAATCAGGCCATTGATTTAAAAAACCCCTTACTTTATTAGCAAATTCAGACGCGGTATCTAATTTATTTGCGATTATTAGTATTTTTTCTGGTCTTGTTTTAGAAGCGAATTGTAGTTTTTTTGATACCCAGGCTGCTGTTGCTGTAGAAACACCAGCTTGACGATATTTTTTTGTAATGTTGTCGTTGTAGTTATCAAAATTACTTAACATCATTTTCTGTTCAGGAAATAAGTTAAATGGAACGTATTTCGATTGTGTATTATCGTACGTTTCTAAATACGTTTCAATTGAGTAGTTGGTGTCTTGTAAGCACCTAGCATATTCTTGTATTAACTCTTGTTTATCCATATACTATAAATATCGGAAAAATATTAACCTTTTACAAGTTATATAGAAAGTCTTTTTCTGCTTTTGTTAAAGAGTCCATACCACTTTTATTAATTTTATCTAAAATGGTATCCATGTCTAATTCCTCAACAGACGGTGTTTGGGGTGTACTATCTATCTGTGGTGTTGTTTCACCTGAGGCGTCCTCGTAGTCTTCTTGTTTTAATTGGTTGACTATTTCATCAATCATTTTT